TGCTCACCTTCTTCAATTTGGCGAGTGTGCTGTATCACAATCTTTACATTTGGCACAGCATCATTGTAGCTTGCTTTTTTACCCATTGGGTAGTAACCTTCAGATATTCTTTCTTGCTTTTTCATATATTCCCTTTTTGCCATATCGTGTTTCAAATGGTCAACATTTTTTAACTCAAAACTCAATTGATATTTCTGTGCGAAACGTTTCAATTGATTTAATACTTTATACCAAGATTCATCTTCCCCGTGACTTTCTTCTTTTTCACTGTTTGCTACTTCATCACTAAAGTATATGCATAACTTGTGCAATCCATCAATAGAGATAGTTACTTTACCGTAATCTTCTCCGTCTTTGATGAAGTTGAATTGGAATACTTCTGCCTCTTCAGGAGTAGGAATTTCCTTACCTGAGGTGTCTAGCATAGTAGGATCAAACCCTTTACTGTGTAAAAGGTCGAATAGTGAACGATTTAGGGATTCAGAATTTTTTGGCATAATGTATTTATCAAATTTAGTTTATCCCAGCACCGCATAGAAGGGTAAGGGCATAATAACTTCATCGTGGTCACGTATTTGGTTCTCTAAGTCAAAATGATAGTCACTTAATTGCTGTAGCATACGTGTCACTAACAAACTAGCCATAATCAAATCGTCTGTGTCACCTATTTTAGCGGCATAGCTACCACCGTGTGCTACAAACGCTTTTAATTCACTTATAAGACTACGACTATTTACGGTCATTTTCTTGCTCTCAACCAATGTTTTGAACTTAGCACAACTTGCTAATTTACTTTTATTAGTTGTATTAAATCCTTTACGACCTTTACCGGTTTCGCTGATAAAGATACCAGGAATATTAGCTTCCCCATATTCATTTAATGACACTATTGCGGCTTCTCCGATTCCGTTACATTCAATACTATAATAAATGTTGTTGGGTTCGTTCGTACATTCAGCTATGTGTTTGTTAATTTGTGCTAATAGTTTAATCTGACTAGGTATATCTGTTTTATTGTGTTTCCATTCACCAACTTGAGTAGTAGTGTTGGCTTCATATATTTGGATAGCAGATGGATCACCACCTGTACCAAGACTTGGATCTAATCCTACACAATAAATATTACCCTTAGAAGGTTTCTTATACCAACGAACTTGTCCTATACGACTTACCGGTTCTATACCTTCCATTGCAATTAATGTATTTGGATTGATAAGTGTCTCGTCAGCAATAATGAATTCGCAACCAATCTCTCGGTTGAAACGATCCTCACCCAACTGTGCTTTTATTTCATCAGCCCATTTTTGGTCTCGACCGGGTTGCTCGCTCCAATGTGCTCTATATGCTCTGAAGCCGTTTATACCTAATTCTGTTGTGTTACCAAAATCATCTTCAGTTTTGTTAGCACCCTTCCAGATATAAGCAAATTGATCCTCATCACTGTTTGGAGTGCTTGTGATAATAGCTTTACCACCAGTTGACAATGTAGGAGTAATAGCTGTCCAGAATTCTTTAGCGATGCTTGGTCGAACGAATGCAAACTCGTCCAGATACAATAGCGTAATAGACATACCACGACCAGTATTTTCAGTAGTTGTTGCACTAACAATACGACTACCATTCTCAAAGTCCAATGAACCTTTATTATACGTAGTAACACCTGCTTTAATATGGTCGGGGCAGTTCTCATATGCGTAACGAATACGTTGCATAATCTCCTGAGCACCTGTATATTTATGTGCCGCAACTAAGATAGTAGAGTCTGGAACAAACATTGCATACCAGAGTAGATAACCTGCGGCTGACGTAGACTTACCTGACTGTCGTGGCATCAAGCTAATTGAGTAACGATAGTTGTGGTATGTTTCAATCAATCGTTTTTGATAGGGCCAAGGATGATACACCATACTACCTTTAGTAGGGTGTTGTATCATAAAGAAGTTATCCATAAAATATAGATAACCTGTATCTGGATCACAACATTTAATAAAATCCTGTAGTTCTTTATCAGTTTTGAAAACTGTTTTAGTATAGGGATTCTTTACTAGTGAAGGTGAATTACTCATAATGAGTATTTATATCCGTAAAAAAACGGCAGAGCCGTTTTTATTATTTAATGTCTAGTGGCCTAGCTTTAGTAACCATAATACAATAGAATTTCTCTCTAGCGGTGTAGTCTTCACCTTCTTCATTCTTACCTTGAATATCAAACTCTAAGTTATTGAATACGTCAATACTAAAGCCACAACGTACTAATAATGCGGCTAGTTGATTTTGTCCTAGAATACTATAGTGATTTAGATTCCATTCGTGTCTACGGTCGCAATCGGGAGCAGGAACTTCAATGTAAAGTTTGCCGCCTTGTTTCAATATACGATTGTATTCCATTAAACTAAAGATAGGATATGGACTATGTTCTAGTGCGTGACGTAAGAAAATGAAGTCAACACTTTCATCGTAGTAACCATCTTTTTGTGGGATAAAACTCAAATCATATTTTGCAATACTATGACCTTTACTTTCACAAATTTGAATATCGCCCGGGCTTAGTGTAACTCCAGTAACGTTAGTATATTCACGTTCTTTCATTCCATCTAAAAAATAACCAGGGCCACAACCTAAATCTAAGATTTTAGCATCTTTGGGTAAATTGAGTGGATCAATGTATTTTGTAATCATCTCTTTGGTGAGATTTTCGTGCATTTGACTATTGCCTTCATCGTAGATGTGGGCAGTATATAGCCATTCGTTGTAGAATTTTAACTTGATTAAGTCAAGGGTGTTGTTTATATCAATCATTGAGAATCCTGTAATTTGATATAATTACTTATTCTAAATACAGGTGATTGAATTATTTTCTTTTGTAGCCTTTGAAGGGCTTAACTGTACTTTGAATATTTGTGCTATCTAATTCTTTACTTGATAGATCACCTTTATTTAAATCGTGAAATTCTGAACCGGCTGCTTTATATGCCATCAATAACATATCTTGTTCTTCTTGGGTATAGGGTACAGCAATGTTATATCTTCCGGCCCAACTCTCACCGTCAATATCCGGTACGAATGTACCATCGGTTACGGCGACAGCCATCATTATTCTATTCAACTCATATACACGGTCGGCGCAATCTTCATCACGAAACTTATGCAAACCTATAGTTGATATTTGTTTTCTGTTTCCTATTTTACCAATTTTAGCTTCAGATATAAATTCACTTGCTCTCATTTTCTTTTATATCCCTTAAAACCTTTTAATGGACTAAGTGTCCCAGTGTCAGATGTTTCTTCACTTTCTTTACTGGTAACTAATTTCTTACCTTTAAGTCCCATTTCACCCAAAGCAAAATCAATATCGTCTGCTACATCTGGATTCATATAACCAGAAACTAGTTGATTTTCTCCCCAAACAGAATCTTTATCCATTTTAGGTATATCACCATTACGTGCAGCCTTTGCACCTGCCAATGCAACAGCAAATCTATATTGCAAATATGCATTTTGATTTTGTAATTCTGGTATTATCCAAGTAGCAGGCATTGGTTTAGTAATCCTATCAGGTAAATTATTTTGCTCAGTTATGAACTCTTTTGCTCTCATATTAATTTTCTGTCGTTATGATATCGTTATCTTCTGTACCCATGACAGAATCAACATATCCATTAAGAGCAATATCCACTCCCGGTATAGGATCACCGAGGAATGTTACTTGTGATGCGATAAAGTGTAATATATATGTATTGGCAATTGGATTAGCTAAAATTCTAACATTACCATTATTTACATCCATATTGTATTTGGTTAATGCTGTTCCTGCAAATGTCATAGCATAACCTGTAAATTTTACTGCTTCGTTATTATTTGTAAGCTGTGCTGAAAGGGTAATGTCTTGGCTATTAGGTGTCCCTGGATCACTTGAACGAATCTGAAACATACCTTGCGTAAATCTGTTTGCAGGATACTCATATATAATCTGTCCTTGTGTCAATCCACTGGTATAAATATTGCTGGTGTTTACTGTCGTAAAAAATAGATTACTAAAGTTATTATTGATTTTGCCAAATGCTACACGTAACGGATCACCTAATCCGTCGTTAGGAGTAGCGCCGATATTAATGTACTCTTGTGATCCGTATGGGCCATCACTTGATGTGAATGTCATTAATTGTGGCTCTGCTACCACTGTTTGTACACTAGCTGATGCATTTACAACTACCGGAGAAATCGGTGGCAAACTGCTTGCTTTAATAATTTTTTGGGCCATTATAATTCCTAGACTATAATGTATTTATCAGAAGCCGAACCAATTCTTCTTTGGGGCTTCAATGACTATGGGGGTTTTACTACGCTGTATCTCTTGTAAAGCACGAATTGCTTCCATTTTTACTTGAGTGTCTGAACTCTTTGTCAAGTCAATCAATACGCTTATTCGTGCCGCTTCACTCATTGTCGCATCTCTGCTTATGGATTTCTGTGCTTCTAGGTATAACTCAAAATCATTGTTGGTTGCACATCCAACTAACAATACACTCAATAATATCAAATACTTCATAATATGCTATTATTTTACGTTATCAAATATCTTTTTCTGTTCGTTATACCAATCTTGCCATCCGTCTACTTTTGTAGAGCATTCATAATAAAGAGAATAGTTATGTACGATGACTTTAAGCATTTCAGTAATAGCTACTTTATCTCCCTCAATCTTTTTAAGATTTTCGCATTTCTTCATTAATTCAGGTGTAGCGTTAGGGAACTTTTGTTTAACAGGAACAGTGGTTGAACATCCGGCTAATAATAGAAGTATTAAAAGATATTTCATTTTGTAGCCGCCTTATTCAATTCAGTAGCTTGATTATGTAAATCTATGATTTCTTTAGGGACAGGGCAGTTCTCAATATACTTGATAACTTCTTCTTTTTTGACTACTTCTTTGTCAATGTACTTGATAACGTCACGACCTTTTTCACGTATCACTTTGGTCTTTTCAACAATCTTTTCTTGTATTTCTACATTCTTGTTAGCAGACTGTGCCTCAGCTTGTGCGACTTTAGCTTCCATCTCTTTGACTCTAAGTTCCCACTCTTTGTAGTCGGCTAAGCCGCCCTCAAGATATACACCCAAGACTAATACTAACAGGCTTATGACCTGAATAGCAAGTTTATAGGTTTTAACAAAAGGAATGAATCCTAGGACGAATCCTGCGATTGTGCCCAAAATACCCAATCCAAAGATTGTATGTATTGCGGCTTCGGGTAGTATTGATAGTATCCACATACACTTATTTATACTTTTTAGTTTGAATAAAATCTAAACTACACTCACATGAGTTTTTTGTACATTTTACAGTGTCCAATTTGAATAGAGTTTCATCATAAATTGACCATCTTTCACCTTCACCGCAAATACCTCGTTGAACAGTATCATGTGATATACGTATCAGATTTTTTCCAATATCACAATCATATCCGTTAAAATTGTTTTCACATCTTTTAATAAAATTACTAGCATGGTCAACAATTATCGAACTATCATTATATGTAAATTGTGTTTTTTCATTATTAAATTGATAATTTTTTGGTATATTGTTTTTTGGTTTTTTATGATATGACGGTGTTACTTTATTACTACATACCAATAAAGTTTTTAATTGTGTTTTTGAATATAATGACATTTTAAAGGAATCATTAATTTGTTGCAATGACAAAATGACTGCACAATTTTTGTATATTTCACTAAACGCTTGTAATGCTTGTTTAAAATAAGTTACCGGACAGGTAATATTTGCAATAACATGTGTTTCAGTTTTTTCGAATAAATTAATAACCTGAATAAGATGATTAATATCAGCATTTTGTTCAGGGTGAACTGTTACTGCAATAAAATCAATACAATTAGCCTCTTTGAAGTCTTGCCACCATCTTAGTGTTCTAGATCCATTTGTTATCAAATAAGTATAATTTCCGGTGCTTTTTATATATGATAATAATTGTACTAAGTTTGGATACAATGTAGGTTCTCCTCCTGTAATTTTAAACCAAACTTTTTTATCACCACTTTCTTTGATAATTTTTTTACAAGTTTCAATATATACATTAATATCTAAATATTTTTTATCGCCGGCTTTAGAGTCATTTGCACAGAAACTACAATCATAATTACAGGTGTTCCCCAACATCCATTCAACCACATTGTAGTCTCGATGTTCAATTAATTCTATTTTTATTGGAAACTTATTCATTCATATATTTAGTAGGTTCAATTTTAAAAATCAATTAGAATTAAAAAAATTTATAATATTATCAGCTATATAGTTTACTTCTTCGTCAGTCAATTCAGGATACATGGGTAAACTTAATACACCTCGACTTAGCATAACACTAATAGATAATAGATCAGGTTTTGTTAAATCTCTGCCGATAGGTAGATCACCCAATACATACTCATAATGAACTTTACTATCAATTCCATGTTCTTTTAATTGTGATTGTAATCTATTTCTATCATCCAAATAGATTACAAACTTCTGATGTGCATGAGGGTCTATTGTATCTGATAAACAACGTAAAGGTAGTTCTCTAAAAGCATCACACCAGTGTTTTGCTATCTCACCTCTACGCACTTGCCATTCATCAATATACTTTGCTCTAACTAATATCTGAGCACAATCTTGTTCACTCATCTTACTGTTAGTTCCTATGTCATGGAACGCAGGCTTGTTATTGTCTCTATATGTTGCGGCAAACAAATACAGTTGTTCATCGTTAGTGACGATTGCGCCACCATTACCTGAACTAGGTAAGTTCTTTGTAGGGTCAAAGCTGATAGACATACCACTACCAACATCACCGTCACATACTAACCAGTGTTGTGCTCCGTCTACAATCACTGCATTTGCGCTAGCATATCCCGCAATAGGCCAGGGCTTGCGACCACCATAACCCATCACACAAGTATATCCTTTTAGACTATTCTCTACATCAATGACACCGTTCTTATCTGTATCAACTAAATCTACATCCCATCCTGCAGTCAATAATGAGTTTAGTGTTGCTGGGTAAGTTAAATTAGGTATACGAATCTTGGGAGTATTTTTAAATGTTTCTAAGTGTTTCTTTTTCTTATAACGTGCAATAATCTCTAATGCTTGTGTACCACTATGAACTGTTACCGCATACTTTGTTTTAGTACGGTGTTTAAGCCATTCTTCAAACGAGCGTGTATAA